GAAGGATATCTTGTGTACGTTCTCCGCCCCCGGGGGCATGTGATCGTATCCATCGGGGCGGATCAATCTGTAAAACGTCTTGATTTCCCTCCCGCGACCGCTGTATCGCACCGCGGCGAGGGACACGATGCGACTCTTTGCGAAATCCGCGACATTCGCGGGGGTCGGTTTGAATTTCGGGGGAATCCCCGTCGTCTCGGTGTCCCATGCGATCATCTTCTCGGTCTTGGTATTACATTGTGCGCTAGTTTTAAGTCAGGTGAAAGACGTCCCTTCACTGAAATTGGTGTGCAGTCTATATTCCAGATGTTTGAGTGCCGAGCGGTGGGCACGTAACTCATTTTTCAAATCTTGTCTTAAGAGAAAAATCCGTTTGTTGATTATTTCCGCAGCCGTCACAAAAAAATCGTTTTCATATTTTATCTCCGGGAATATCGATTCCAAATCGGCGTACGTGGACACTGTATCGTCCAAATCCATCTCGTCCGCGAACGCGCGCACCGCGCGCTTCTTGAACGAGGGTGTAATCTTCTTCACCATGCGTGGAAGGTGGCGAAGCGCGTATGATGCCCTGAGTTCCCTCTCCCTGAGGCGAGATATCCTGTACTCGTAGTCTTCCACAGTCGGTATGTAACGACGATCTTGTGTTTCGTTTGAATTCACAGATCGCGGGCTCTGCGTCCTCCTCTCGCGATCGTAGCGCACGCGGTTCGCATTGCACAGGGCGACGTAATCCACCTCACGCATCTGTTCTCTGTACTTGTCAACGATACCCTGCGCGTCTTTGAGCACATCGAGCGTCGGCTTGCTCTTCCACTCGTCGAGATCCGTCGCGGCCATCGCGCGTGCGTGCGTCGTTATGACGCTGGACAAAGAAATCTCAGGGTAGGGTATAGAAACATGCGCCCCCTCTCGACGGTGATGTTCGAGGCGATGGTCATCGGTATATTGAATTTAGTGTTAATCACAACCCTTAAAAAACTAGGCGGTGCCATGGATACAAAATGGGCGCACGTTAGTGCGGGTGCGCTCATTCACTTGTTGTTTGAATTTTCACCCGTCGGAAATCTGAACTTGTGGTGGTGTCGCTCTACCTTCCCATGCAAAGCGTGAGTAGATTCTCCCTCGCGCGCTGTAAATCTTCGAGTTCGAACTCGAGGGCGATTTTTCGTCGCTCGATCTCTTGTTTCTTGTTGAGATCACGTTTGAACTTTTCGTAATAAGAACAAGCCTTATCGACGGTGTCCCAGCGGATCTCCCCCCTCGAACGACCCGACTGTTCCGCCTCGTCACCGAGAGTCTCGTACACGGCAAAGGAGATGGCACCCTTTCGAATGTGATTCAATTTCATCGCCGTCTCCTCGATGCTTCGGTTGACGCGCTCCACCTCTGAGAGATGCGCACGGTGGGAGGACGTTGGATCTGAACCGTAGTGTTGCTCACACCCGCGCGGGATCTTGATGGAGAGCGTTCGCGACAACGCGTCGGACAGAGTCTCATCGGTAAAAGGTTCTCTCATCGTACTTGACGATCGTGCGGCCGTCCTTGTCGCGCGCGTAGGACTGAAGCGGTGGGATCGTCTGGATGAAGATACTTTCACCCACCTCGTTTTTCGCCTCGATGAGTAATGAATCCTCGAATGGGGTGGGAGGGGGTCGATTTCGAATTTTGGGCGCGAAAATATCACTTAAGAGAGAAAACATGTGCGTGCGCGTGCGGTTGGATCTTACAAGTCTATCGCCTAGTTGTTTTTAAGTCGGTTCATGATGCCCTCGTAAACGGCCGCGATGACGTCGTCAGGAACGTCATCGGGCTGTAGCAACGTCACGAGCGTATCGATGACTTGCGCGAAGATCCGATCGATTCGCATGCGTCGAGCGCGCGCGTCGGGGAGTGCCGCCTCAGTCCTCTTTGTGTTCCGTTTCGGAATCACAATCGGATTCGTTCCCCTCCTCCTCTTCCTCCATCTGCTCGATGAGGGAATTTTTAGTGTGTTGGACTTCGACGAGGAAATCCTTCATACCAACGACTGTTTTCCATACATAAGATGGCAAAACCCCTAAGAAGGCCTGGGGGTAGACGAGAAGATGATAATACCACTCCATTTCATGAGACAGCGTGGCACCCCTTTAAGTGACGGGCGGGTGAGTGCCCACCACCACAACACGACGCGCGCGCGATCCCACGGATCCCGATCCTCTACGGCAGACGATGAACACGCCCGACTCTCAGAACATCCAATCGACGCAAGAGACGCCGAATGCGCCTCTAGCGAACCGCGTGCGCGCTGTTGAACACGGCAACGCGCGCCAAGTGCGCCGACGCCTCGACTTTGACGCGGAGGGGATCCAAGTGGAGGATCCAACACCCACCGCCGACGAGACGCATTGGCGCCTCAAGGCGATTGAGGTGAAGATTGTGCACGGCTTCCCTGTGCACAACGAACATACCCTCACCGTCGAATTGCACGACGAACAACATCCGAGGAACACGAGGTTCAACGAACCGCTCGACAACGGCCGCCTCTCGCGTCGATCCTACGTGCACAGGCAACTTGAAGAAAGTGGCCACGTGTCGATGAACGTGAATTGGGATTACGATGACCGCGAAGATTTTGACACGGAAGAAGAATACAGAAAACACGTAAACGAGACCTTTCGATCCATCACATACATAAAAATGTAAAATGTAATAAGTCAACCTCATAACATGTCTCACGTCGCCGCCGCCGCGTGGAAGGGGGATCTTCGCCGCGTCCGCACCCTGATCGACGGGGGGTGCCCAGTGGACAAGGGGGCCTGCGAACTCGCCGCGTCGGAGGGACACACGGAGACCCTCTCGGCCCTCCTCGACGAGGGGGTGCCCGCCGGGAACGCCGTCGCCTACGCCGTGCGCGCAGGATCCGTGGGGTGCCTCGACGCTCTCTATGAGAGGGGCAACGCGATCTCCAAAATCGCGGTCGAGTGGGCTATGGAGGATGGGATAAACCCGGACGTGGTGACGTGGATACACTCCCGCGTCATCGCGCCGAGGGCGTGGGCGACGTCGCTGCAAAGGATCTTGGACGAACGCCGCCACGACGTGCCGGAGCAGACGTACATAGAACTGTCAAACCTCGCTATGCGATGCTACCGCCTGTGTACACCCGACCGCTCTTATTAAGAAACCACACGAACCCACCAAACATCGAGAGGAGGAGGGCCATGAGGACACCGAAAGGATACTTCTTCTTCGGTGCATCCGGTGGTTTCTCGGGGAGACGTTTGACGTTAGCGTTTAGAATATCAATTTTCCCTATCAAACGTTCGAGGGCATCCAATATTTGCAACTCCCTATTGGGTGTTTTTTTCTTCACGTCTATGGTCGTAATCTCCAGAACCATGTGCCACTTGGCATCTGGGTGTAATAACACGTAATCCCCATCGTCTTGATATTCCTTGATTGTGAAATCCAACTGCTTGATACTAATCGGGTTGAAGAGGTTCCATTTCCTTTGCATCGGTTTCCACTGTTTGTCCCTGACGATGACGTTATTACTTCCTGTGAAATGCCTCTCCAATGGGACTCTAATCAAAATCTGACCCGACCTTTCGTCCAGAATTTGAGCCGCCCTCGGCACGTCTGGGCACATGACGTCTACAAACTTGGCGATGTTCGAAGACCCGGCGACGTTGCTGTTCCCACCCACTTGTGTGATGTAGAACTCGGCGACTTTAATGCCAATCACACGAGACATGTCCTGAATGTGGGTGTTACTCTCGAGACCAAATGACACGGTGAAGGTGTTGTTGGTTCCGGTCACGAACTCGGAGTCCACGTTGATGTATTGAATTTTTCTGGGTAATTCTTCGAGTGGAGTGGTCATCCTAAAGTAGCGTCCTAAATAATTTTCGGTGGTTTATTATATAATACAATGATCAAAGTTCTTGTGTTGAATCTTGTGACAATCTTCATCTTTACATTTCTATATTTCGGCCTCGTCAAGGCTGGTGGCGACCACTTCAACGGCCTCGACAAGTCGTCATCCCTCGTCGATACAGTGTACTTTGCCTTCACGGTGCAAAGTACCGTGGGCTTTGGGGACATCTACCCGAAGACTAAGGCGGCAAAGATGTTGGTGATGATTCAACAGTCTCTCCTCATCTTGGGTGTCGTCGACCTCCTGTCCACGTCGAAGCCCAAACCACCCGTCGTTGCGAGTGCTATGACAAACACCTTAAAAAAACCCGGCATATTTAGTAGATAGGTGATAATGATTGTCTGCGTCGCGCAGCCACAACAGGATTTTGAACGAAGGCAACCTGGTGTTGCACCAGGTGCGTCACGTCACGTATCATCTAGAGATATCAATAGTGAGGAGTACTATACCAACGATTGGCTAGCGAAGAAAGTCGCTGCAATCGCTTCGAAATTTGAAGCGGATCTGTATGTCGAACCTGCAGTCGGAGGAGGTGCGATTTACCAACATCTTCCCACGTCGAAACGATGTGGAGTGGAGATTGAAGACGTGACTCCATTTGACGAAAACGTCCGCACAAAACATGACTTTTTTGATTTTCAACTATCGGCGAGGTGTGCAGACAATTATACAGTTGTCGTAGGAAACCCACCGTTTGCTGGTGCTACGCAAATACGCTTTCTCAACCACGCAAGTTCATTGTGTGAGAACGTAGTGATCGTGTTCGTGATGGGACTATCCATGCGAAAATGGTCTAACATCATGAAAGTGGACAAGTATCTGCACCTTGAAAAAGAATGGATCGTACCTAGACAGTATTCTTGGTTCATGAATCATGGAAAGAAGGTAAAGGTACCAACTGTGGTTCAAGTTTGGCGCCGCAAGTTGACGGAGATTCGTCAAGATGTACGTTTTGATCCAGTACCAGACGATGCGGCATTTTGTGTTCTTCCTTGTACTCGGTGGAAGGAAGCGAATTTAGTCGTAAAACGATTTGCTTCGCTCGCGTGTATAGGCGAACCTGGTCTTGTGCAGGAGAGTAGCAACGGTGTTCAATTTGTCGAAGTGGATGGACAAGTTCTTGCGTATGATGATACGGCACGTCGTTTTGGAACAGTGGTTTCAAAGTCTGGAGCGCAAGGTACCTTGATGCTTCTCAAGTGCAAAAACGCGGCCCAAGTTTTCGACAGAATCCATTCCTTGTGGAAGAATAGTATTTTTAGAGATTATACTACAGATGCGACTTCGAACGTTGGAAACGGAGTGTGCATAAACAAAGAGGAACTCGTTACCATTTACAACGGTCGCGCTGGGGAAATCACTCGAAAGAGATCATATCTATCATAAAAAATAGTCTCGTCCGAGTCTTCATATAAAAAAACCCGGCATATTTAGTAGATAGGTGATAATGATTGTCTGCGTCGCACAACCACAATCTTGTCAATATAAAAAACTCAAACGTCGATTGAAAATAAACACAGCCACCGCGGGGGTGGGTCTCGTCGCTTCCGTGGCTTCCACCCAAGGCGCGGAGGGTGCTATCTCCGCCCTCGTCGGGAGTGGGGTCTCCGTGGCCTACGTGTCGTCACTGTGTGATTTCGTCGATGGCTTGGGGACCCAAGAAGCACCGCTTCAAAAACACATCGGCTACCCGGTGGCACTTGCCGTTTTTGAATCGGTGATGAATCATCACGTGGATGGTTTTCATTTTCATTACGATGCGACACTCATTGGATTTTTATCCTATCAATTCGCACTTTTGTCGTGTTTATACGATGAAATTAAAAAGATGCTCACTCCGTCGTGACAGTCGCAGTCGCCTTCTTTCGAGTCGTCTTCTTCGGTGCGGCCGGGGCAGCAGCAGCGGTGTCCGACTTGCTGGCGCACTTGCACTCACACGCCGGACCCGCCGGTCCCGCCGGTCCCGCCGGTCCCGCCGGTCCCGCCTGCCCTCTCGGACCAGGGGCCCCGGGTTCCCCTTTTTGGCCTCTCGGTCCCGCGATTCCGGAGCCTTGACCGCCCGTGGCGGCCGCCTTTTCCACGGCGTCGGCGAGGCGGGTGAGGACGTCGTACACGTGGTTCTTATCGAGGGTCTTCTTTTGGAGCTCGTCCTGAATTTCTTTCTTCAACGCATCCATGGTGTATATATTTAAGAGAGAGAATTAATCTTTAACTAATGACGGCGGTGGAGTATTTCGTGGGACCCACCCTCCTGAGTGGGATCGGTCAACACTGCAGTAAATACGTCTCACTGTTTCCTGATGCCAAGTATATCGAACTCAAGGACATCCACCTTTTACCACCCTGGTGCGACACGGTGTTCGCCTTTCTCATCCCGGTCGGGGACATACGAAAGGTGTGTCGGTTCATAAAACAACGCTCGAGGAGGGTCATATGCATGACCGTGTGCGAGACCGAGACCGTGCACGAAGATTACGGCGTCATTTGTGAGGAGTTCCCGAAAATGGCGGCACCCTCCGAATTTTGCAAACGCGTCCTCGAGAGGCAATTCCCCGGGACGGAGGTGCGAGTCATCCACGCCCACATCCCACAACCGGACATTTACACCTTTTACGTCATCGGGAACATCTTGGACGATCGAAAAAATTTCAGAAGCATCCTCGAAGCCTTCGTCCGCCTGAACGAACCGAACAGCCGTCTCCTGATCAAGGCGACGTGTGTGAAGGAGGTGAACATAAACCTCCCACGGGTTCGAATCGTGAACGGTCTCGTCTCCGACGAAGAAATGGAGAGAATCCACCGAGAGGGTAACTGTTATATCAACTTTTCGAAATCGGAGGGCGTCGGTATGGGCGCGTGCGAGGCGGCACTGCGAAACAAGCCCATCATCATCACCGATTACGGTGGGGCCCCGGAATACGTGCACACACCCTAC